CAGCAGTTGCTAGTGATGATGCAGTAAGACCTGTGTTTAATATTTATGGTGAACAAATATTAGCAGGATATGATTGGTCAGCTCAAAATCTAAGAATGGCAGAAACAGATCCAATTTCATCACATCACGTTGAAGAAACTTTAGCAGCAATTACTAATGGTGCAGATGGTACTTATTACTATTACTTGGATATGGATGGATTCAAATATTTTGCATTACAAGCAACATTAAGTGGTGGTTCAGGTACTTGTACAGTTACTGTTGAAGGAACTTGTCAAGACGATGGAACAGCACCAGCTTCATGTACATATGTTGATGTTACAAATGATTTATTTGGTGCAGCTAGTTTTACAGCAAGTGACATGTTGATTGCAGATGGAGTAAATCCATTCAAATATGTTAGAGTAAAAGTGGTTGCATCAACAGGTGCAGCAGATGATGCAGATTGGACTTTGTATCTTAAAAAATTATACTAGGTGATAAGAAATGGTTAAAAGAACTTCAACAGTAAAATTCGATGTTTCAGATGTAGATTCAGCTGGTAATTTAACAATTAGAGACGTTTTAGGAAATAGATCAGATACAGCAGGTACAGGAACAGTAATGGGTTTGGTTAAAAGAGTAGATACAAGACAAGGTGTACCGACAGTAGATTTAGCAGATAATAACATTATATCAGAAGTACTTGGTAATAAAAATGATACTAAAGATGGTACATCTGTAGTTGCATTGGTTAAAAACAATGGGCAGATTCCAGCAACAGATAGTGCAACAAATACCCTTGTCAGAGATGTAGTTGGTAGCAAAGATGATACTACTTCAGGTACTTCTATAGTTGCTTTAGCAAAACAAATTGTGGAAGATACTGGAACAACTATTCCTAGTACAATAACAACAATTGATGCATTTCACGATGTACCAACAGCAGATTCTGCCGATAATGTTGTAATGTCTGATGTAATTGGTAATAAGACAGATACAACTGCAGGTGATTCTTTAATTGGTTTAAATAAACAAGTGAAAGAAAGAACTGAATTACCTTCACAAAATACTGCTAATAATAATGTATTTACTGATGTAATTGGAAACAAAACAGATACTGATGATGGAGATTCAATATATTCAATGTGTACTGGGATAAGTACAATTGATACAGCATTAATGGCTGGAAAATCTGCAGGCACATTTAGTTATTTAGATGCCGGTGGAGAACAAACTATTGTTGAATATACACCTGCAGCAGATACAGGAACAGTAATTAGAGGGATTTGGTTAGACTTAGTAAATATGACTCAAAACGGTACAATCAAGATTTATTATAAGATTGATGGGTCTAATTATAGAGAAGTAGAATCTTTCAGTTTTACTGTAGCTACAGATTCCGATGGTTTCTTAATGGATAGAGTATTTGGAATACAGAGTGATTTTAAAGTTACATATACTGAAGGAGCGGATGAAGGTGCAGCTAGAAGTTTACCATTTGAAATAATATATCAAATTTCAGACGGTGCATGGGGATAAGTGAATAGAATGACATTAGGAACAACCAAAAAACAAATTGAAGCATTTAATGTTGTTGAGCCAGATACACTTACTACAGATAGTCCTGGTTCACACATACATCATATAGAAGAACATTTACATAAAGAAGCTAATGTTTATCCAACATTAACTGGTGGTGTAACTGCAACTTCACATACTGATGCATGGACATTAGGTAATTATATTGAGGTTGTTCCAGCATCAACAATATCATCTGTTTATGATATTCATTGGATTAATGTTGAAGCAATGAGTGATGATGTTACTTTTGAATTAGTATTGTATGCAAGTACAACAGAAATATGCAGGGTTAGAGTGACAGGTGCTGATGTTGCAAATGCTAGGTTATTTCCTAGTATTCCAGTAATTACACCTAAAGTTGCAGCAGATACACAAATACAAGCAAAAGTTGCATCAAGCGGTGCTGGTGGTGATACAATAACAATATCACTAGGTTATCATACATATTAGGAGGAATTAAAATGGGAATAATTGAAGATGCATTAGCAAGTAAAACATTAGATGATCTTAGGGTTGAAAAAAGTGTTGGTTCATCAACACCAGAATTAACTGAAGAGTTAGTTGATTCAGCAATTGAACTATTAAAAGATATTGAAGCAAGTAATGGTTACATTGCAATTGCACAAACACTTGAGCTTACAAAATCACAAGTTAAAGAAATTCATGATGCAATGTTAGTTAAGATAGCTGAACTTAATGCAGCATCACAACCAAAAGAAGCAGTTGCTGAGGAATTATAAATGTCTACAATATTGAATCATGCTACACCAGCTGAAAGAGAACGTGGATTAATTTGGATGGAAACATTTAGTGATGCAGGTTCAATAGTTGAAAATGGCGGTACATTAGTTGGTACACCAACATTTAATAAAGGTATAGTTCTTGATGGAACTACTGATTATGTTTCATTTAATAATGTAGTTGGTAAATTTAATCATGCAAGTATGAGCATTTTTATAAAATTTGTTCCAGATTTTGCATATGATGAAAATGCACAAAGAACATTATTAGATACAACAAATGGTGCAAGGTATAGAATAGTTAAACAAAATAATGCATCTAGTAATGTCCTTTCAATTGTTCTTGGTGGTACAACTATTGCAGATATTCCTTCTGCAACATATGATAGTAGTTGGAATCAAGGGGAAGAAAATGTATTAGTTATAACATCTACAACAGGAGATACAAGTGCATGGTTAAATGGTACACAGATTCTAACTAATGATAATACTGCATGGACACCATTAAATCCAACAGAAATGTATGCTGGAGCTAAATATGATGCTAGTGGATTATTTGATGGTGAAATGACTGAATTAAAAGTATTTAGTAAACAACTTACAGATCAAGAAGGTTTAGATCTTTCTAACCAAACTGTTTATAATTATATTAATCAAACAACAGCAGATATACCTATGAACATGGCCAATCATGATCCTACAAATACAAGATCTTTAGATGTTAGTGGGAATGGTTATCATATGACATGGGGAACTGGTGCCGTTGGTACATTTCCAACTAAGAATACAACTACACAAGGATATGATTTCGATGGTGGAGATTTTATGGTTATTTCATCTGGTTTAGGAATAACTGATTATCCAGTTACAATGTCAATATGGTTTAGAACTCAAGGAATAGGAATATCATGTTTCATTGACTTGGCAGATTCAAGTTCAAGTACTAGAAACATGTCACTTATATTAGATGTTAATGAACAACTTCAAGCAGTAGTTAGAAATCCAACCTTTAATTCTGCAGGTGGTTTACAAGCAGATAAAGGTAATTGGATACATGGAGTTGGAGTTTTTCACAGTACAACATCAAGAGAACTTTATGTTAATGGTACATTATATGCTTCAGATACTGGTTCAGTTACTATGTACACACCAGATAGATTTACAATTGGTAGGTTTGGTGATTTAACACCAAGTGGAACAATAATAGCAGATATGGCTAAAGCTAAGGTTTGGAACCTTGCATTAACACCAATGCAAATAGTTGATTTATATTATAAAGATTTAAATAATTTTAGTGAGGTTTAAGATGAGTATAATACAACAAAAGAAAACATCAGGAACATTGAAAGGATGGTGGCCATTTCGTAATGGTACTGTTGATGATGATAGTGGTAATGGTAACGATGGAACTTTTAGCGGTAATCCTTATTTTAGTAGAGATGGATTGTTTTTTGATGGTGTTAATGATAAAATAACAATAGGTAATGTAAGTGAACTTAATTTTGGAACAGGTGATTTTACAATCGTTGCAACTATTAGAACGTATGCAGATGCTGCTGGTGATATATATTGTAAAAGAGATGGATCAAGTAATACTCCTGGTGTATTTTGTAGTGTTAGTGGATCAGGGAAAGCTTTTATGGAAATTGATGATGGTGCAGGTAATGAACTTCAATTAACATCAGATGTTAGTATAGATGATAATAATTTACATATTGTTGTTTGGACATTTGATAAAAGTGGTAATGCAAGTGTATATGTTGATGGTGTAGCAGATGCACAAACAGCAAATATTTCTTCAGTTGGTAATATTGATAATGCTATTGTTGCTTTAATTGGTCAAAATAGCGGTGTTGGTAATAGAGATTATAAAGGTTTTATAGGTGATGTTTTAGCATTCTCAGAATTATTAACAGCTACAGAAGTATCAGAATTAACAGCAGAACTACAAAAACAAACTTATCCTTTTAAACCATCTAGTAAAACAATAGCAAATAAATTACAAAAATTTGATACATTAACATCACAGTGGATTATGAAACCATTAGGTGGGACAATAGTTGATGAAACAGGTGCTGGTAATGATGCAACAATAATTGGAAATCCTACATTTGTAAATACAATAATTGGTCCAGGAGCTCATTTAATTGATGCTACAAATAGATTTGATACAGGGAGCGATTGGGTTGATACAAATGCATTAACATTTGGTTGTTGGGTAAAGTTAGATGGTTATGGAAATTCTAATGCAGGAAGATTATTTGAGAATGGTAAAACTTTATTGAGATGGGACGGTGGAAATACTAGAATGTTATTTTTAAGTGATGGTTCAACTACTGGAACTTCAGCAACAGGTTCAGTATTATTAAATAGATTAACTTTTATATGTGTTACAAGAGATGCATCAGGTGTTACTAATTTTTATGTTGATGGAGTATTAAGTGGAAGTGCAGACCAAGCAACAGGAACACCAACAAGTGGAACAAATAATATTATATTTGGAAATAGAAATGCAGGAGATAGAGCAACAGAAGGAGTTATTATTGAACCTTTTGCAATAGTCGGAACAGTTGAAACAGCTACACAAATTGCAGAAAGATATAAACTTGGTGCACAACAAGTTCAATTTAAAACTGATTGGGGAACTAATGTTTCCGCAGCTAATGTTGCTGCAGGATTTTTAGAAGATACAGACTGGGAAGTAAATGTAGGTACTTGGCAAGTTTCAACTGATACAATAAATGATGAGAAAATTAAGACACTTAAAAATATTGCTTTGGACTTAAGGAAGTACATGACTACAACAGATGCAGCTTATGGTACATGGGAATTTGATGTGATGAAATCGTCTTCTAGTACACAAGTATTTGTTGTATTTATAGCTCAAGCTGGAGCTAAATTGACTGATGCTACACAAAGTGGTTATTATTTTGCTATTAATGCAACTAATCAATTAGTTATTGGAGAAGTTGCTACAGGTACTCCTGCTGCAATATATAAAACAGCAGCAGATTATGTTGCCGATGATACTAAACATAGAATAAAAATAACAAGAAGTAATGAAGGTGTATTTACTTTATATATGGATGGTACAGCTTGTCCTGCAAGTGGCGAAACTGGTACTAATCCATTTACTGATACAACATATACAACAGGTGGATATATTGATTTAGATCTTGATGCAGATGATATTATATCATTATCAGATAAATCAGGTAATCATAGTTTTATTAAATATGTAGGAGTGATATAGTATAGTCATAAATTGACAAGATAGAATAGAATGAGGTGATTGACATGGCAGAGAATTACATAGATGTAAGAAAAGCACATCTATATTTAACCCCTGATCAAATTCAGGCAATAGAAAAGAATCCAGCCAGATTAACAAGAGAAGGCTGTGAAAAAGAAATAGAGAATTGGAAAAGAAGCAGTAATAGGCAAGTACTTTCAATGTATGAAGTTATGTTGAAAAAATGTAGTTGTTTTGTAAATAGTGGTAAAACAACTAAAGGAGAATTAATATTCGCAAGAGATGAAAATGATAAACCTGTATGGGTAGGCCATAAAGGAGATAAAGGTTTGAATAAACCAAAAGAAGCACAACCTTCAACTGAAGAAAAAAAAGAGTAAGTATAGGCGATACAAATGGTCCAATACGTACTCAATAAACAAAAAGGAACAATAGTTAACCATCCAGAAATTGGACAAATTCCTGGATTGGTTGCTGTTCCAATAACAGATAAACAAGCCAACATGTGTAAACATATTAGAGGTTTAATCGTGTTTGACAGAGTAGTTGGACTCAATGAAGAAAAGGTTGAAAAAAGAATTAAAAAGAAAATATTTGGAATTGATTTAAATCAACCAGGAGTGGATTAATATGGCAGTTACATTAGCACAATTAGAAGCAGATTTAGGAGACATTTACAATAACCTTACAGATGGTACTACTGCGGCTACAAGTATGTTAGGTAAAGCTAATACTCAAATTTCAGACATTACAGGAACAACTACTGGACACGATATAGCTATTAGAAACACAGCAGATTATTACATTGTTAATCAGATGATGGGTAGTAGAGATGGTGTTAGTATTGGTGTTGAAGGAGTAGCTATTGGTGAAAAGAGAATAGTTGAAATGAGAGATGGTTTCCTAGATCAGGCTTTGAATGCATTAAAGGTAAAAGGCTTTAATGTTAATGGTGCTAGAGTGAGAATTGTACAGGTGAATAATTAATGGGCACTACAGGCACATCTATTCAGTCTGCAATCAGAAATGTAATACAGGATGTTATTGGTACAACTGTTACTCTAAAACTATATGCTAGTGCTTCTGTATCTACAAATGATGAAGGAGATGAAACAATTACTTATGGTGCTGGTTCATCTGTTAAGGCAGTTATAGGGGCAAATAACAGAGTATTAAGAGACTTAGGGGTACAAGGTGAGGAAACAGTTGGAGATCTTGTATTGGTGTTTAAAGACACTCAGGCGTTAGCACAGAAGGATGCAGTTGTGTTAAGTTCAGTTAATTATATAATAGATGAAATAAAAGACATTACAGTTGATGATGAATTAGTTGCTAGGAGAGCAACATTACACAGAGAGGATTAGAACAATCTAATCACTCTTCTCTACAAGGAGGTAATATAAGATGGCAGTGGCATTAGCTACAATTAGAACAAATACCTGGGATACATTGTATAATCATTTACAAACAGGAACCTATGCAATTACTACAAATAATATATTCTCAGCAATGAATGATAAATTATCTACTTCTACAGGTTATCCTATAGTTATTGTTAGTCCTCCAATTATAGGTAGAGTGAAGATGACAATGGATGGATTATTAACTGAGACTACTGGTAATATGTTAATCTCAGTTTATCATACAAGTTCACAAAATGTTAAAGCAGTAATGGATGAAGTAGAGAATAGCATATGGAGTGGAAGATCCGTATTTAGTGCAGTTGGTATGAAGAATATAGAAATAGAACCAGGAGATAGTGATAGTTGGACTGAAGGGAATAAGAAGAAGCATATACTTACAACAAACTTTAATTTTAATTATAGAGGTAAGACTTAATGGTAGTAACAGTTGAAGTAGCAGGAATGAAAGAGTTACTTCAAGACATGGATAGTTTAGCTGCTAAGGTACCTAAGTTAGCACAGAATGTAAATAAACAATTAGGTAAAAGAACTAAGAGGTTTGCTAAAGATAACATACAACCTAAGTTCCCAAAAAGAAAGGGATCTGAGAATTTGAAACAGAAGATATTTAGAAGAACTGGAAAGAACTTTGTCATAGTTAAAGCAGATACCAGTTATGCAGAATATGTAGAGAGTGGTACTGGACCACATACAATAACTGCTAGAAAAGGAAAGAGGTTGAATTTACCTCCACATTACCCTAGAAAAGTAAGACATCCTGGTGCTCGGGGTTATCCTTCACAAGGGTTTTTAAGTAGAGCAGCAGATAGAGCGATAAGTCAATTTGATAAAGTGCTTGAATTAGAATCAAGAAAATTATTTAAGAGAAGAATAAAAATATGAGGTGAATAATATGGGAACAATTCCAGATCATTTTGAAGCAGAAGATGTAATAATTACATTTGAAGAAGAAGGAGCTGATACAGTCTATAACGTAGAAGGTAAAGTCACAAATATTAGTTTTGGTGGTGGAGCAGAGAATACAGATGAGATCTTTATGTTTGGAGGTAAAACAATTAACTTCCAGAAACCTAGAGAGAAATTTGAAATATCTTATGATTTGATAATTAGTACAACAAACTTTGATGCAGTACACTTTGGAAGTACAGCAACAATAGGTGGTGTAGTTAATGAGGAAATTAGATCTAGTTCAAATCCTAGTAGATGGAGAATTATTACATGGTTCCAACCATCTAGTGCTCACGTTGCAGGAACTGCACCAATAGTTGTACCAGGTAAAACAGGTCCAATTCTAAGGTGGATATTTACAGATTGTAAATCAGTTAAGTTAGAAAAAGAGTTTGCAGCAGATAACACATTAAAAGGAACATTAAGCTTTGAGTTTTCAGCTACAGATGATA